CAGATGCGCAACAAGTCTATTAGCCAAGGTGTTACCGGACCTCAGTGCGGTTGACATAGCTGGAGACAGCTTGACGCCCTTTGTTATAATGGCACCTGCAGAGCTTAAGCCTTTGGACTGGGCCGAGAAATATAGCAACAAGTCCGAAACGGAACACTAGCCAATGGATGACCTATGCGCCGACTGTGGCCGCCTGATAGGGCTTGTTGGCATAAGGCACAGGTGCATAGGCCAGATGGCAACGCCTGTCACGGCGGCACCTAGCGCCCCACAGGTGGCAGCTCGTAAGCCTGGCGCATACCCTGACACCGACCATAGGCGGGGCTACATGCGAATGTACATGGCCAAGCGTAGGCATAGGCATGACAATTCGCAAGCAATATCATAGGCTTGCCCTATATCATGCGCATAATGATTATTATGGAAAATGCCTTTAGGGGTGGTACCGGGAAAAGGCCGGGGGAGGGTCCGGTGGAAAAAGGGAACCCATGTGGTGACGGCCTCTAACGCACACACCCACTTTACTCTCTAAAACCCTTTCCCTAAACACACCCATTATGCTCTTGTAAACGTGCCCTCTAATTGGAACCTGGATAAGGTTCCCTCTATTGGGTCCCATCCTAAGCCCTCTAAACTGTCCTCTACAAAAAGGGTCCCATAGGCTCACTACCCCATTTGTATATACCTGTATATCCGATGTACGGACATTGTACGTACAATACGCTGTACGTATCGCGTACGGGTGTGGTGAATAAGTCCTTGTGTTTTGCTTTTGGGTCCCGTACAGTAAGCCCTCTTTTCGCGGTTTATCGAATGCCATGAGCAAGTTGCAACCGATTGTCGTCTGGCAAGCTCAACCAGGGCCGCAGACGGCATTATTGCAATGCACGGCCTATGAGGTGATGTTCGGGGGTGCCCGCGGTGGCGGCAAGACGGATGGGCTATTAGGGGAATTTGCCTGTCACGCCGGGAGGTACGGCGAGGATGCCATTGGCATCATGGTCCGCCGCACCAGGATTGAACTTGGCGAGACGATGGAGCGGAGCAAGCGGATCTATGGGCCTCTAGGAGCAAAGTTCCACGAAACCGATAAGGTCTGGAAATTCCCTAACGGGGCTAGGTTGCGGTTCGCGTACTTAGAAAACGACTCCGACGCCGACTTGTACCAGGGCCACAGCTACTCAAGGGTCTATATCGAGGAAGCTGGAACCTTTCCTAGCGAGAAGCCAATTCTTAAACTGATGGCTACCCTACGTTCTGGAGCTGGAGTTCCCGTAGGAATCAGACTATCTGGAAACCCAGGTGGTCCCGGTCAGGGGTGGGTCAAGGCGCGGTACATAGACCCATGCCCCGGTGGCTGGAAATATCAAACGAGGGTATTCGAAAACCCTTTTACCAAAGAGAAGATAACGAGAGAATGGGTGTTTATCCCAAGTAGGGTTACGGATAATTCTTATTTAGGTGAGGATTACATCGCCAATCTCCAAATGGCCGGAAGCCCTGAATTAGTCCAGGCATGGCTACAAGGCGATTGGAACGTAGTGGAGGGGGCATTCTTTAACTGGAGCCCAGAACGTCATGTCTGTACGCCATTTCCTATACCGGACACTTGGCTTCGGTTTCGATCCATGGACTGGGGCTTCGCTGCGCCCGCGAGTGTCGGGTGGTGGGCCGTCGCAAGTGATGAAACCACTGTCCGCGGAGGCTTTACAGGTGATGCTGCATTGCGCTTACCTAGAGGGTGCCTTGTCCGATACCGAGAATGGTATGTGGCCTCCGGCCCACAGCAGGGCAATAAACTAACCAATCAGGAACTCGCCCAAGGGATCATTGACAGAGAGAAGGGCGACCCCAGGGTTTCCTACGGGGTTCTCGATCCCTCCGCTTTTGCCGAGCATGGCGGGCCAAGCATTGCCGAACAGATTAACAGTCAACTCAACAAGAATAAGCTCGCTGCCTTCCATGAGGCCGATAATCGCCGGGTATCCAAGTCTGGAGCCATCTCCGGGTGGGCGCAGATGCGGTCCCGTATGCTAGGCAACGAAATAGGTCCGATGATCGTATGTTTCAATACTTGTATTGATTCAATCAGGACCATACCGGCATTACAGCATGACCGCAACAAGCCGGAAGATTTGGACACCGAAGCCGAGGATCACTGTTTTGCGGCGGATACCCTAGTTGATACCAATACAGGCTTAGTGAAAATTAGCGAACTCGACCCACTACACAACTTGATTTGGTCAGCCAACTCTTGGCGCTCAGATTATACGGTTCGCAAGACACGCAAGAATGCGGAGATTGTCAGGGTGCGGTTTGAGGATGGTCGTACCATTATGTGTACGCCGGATCATAAGTTCCTTGATTGTTCGGGTGAATGGCGCTACGCTAAAGACCTCCTAAACGTGGAGGTATCATGCGACCGGAAATTCTCAGTGCTACCATCCAAGAGTTTGATGGAACGCGCTATTACATATGCGGCGGGTACTTCAAGGCAAAGAAAGTGCGCCTACACAGAGTTGTATGGACTTGGCACTATGGTCCAATCCCCGAGGGGATGCACATACACCATAGGGATAGAGACAAATCCAACAACTCCATCGAAAACCTCGAATGTCTTTCCGTTAAAGAACATCTCTCAGACCGACATGGCGAGCAAAATGGTGAGATGGGTAAGAGGTATATTCACCTCGCTTGCGCGGCCGCGCGCAAGTGGCATGGCTCTGACAGCGGTCGGCGTTGGCACTCTGAGCATTTCGAGCTTCATATCAGACCGACTATGGAGCGGCGTGTCCCTGCCATTTGCCAAGAATGCGGCGCAAACTATCTGGTCAGCGCGGCGAGGATCAAACAAGGCAAATTTTGCCGTGCTAGATGTCGCGCCCGCGCGCTGCGAAAGCGTCGAAGGAGCGGGCAGGGCTGATGTTTACTGCCTAGACGTTCCAGGGACACGATGCTTTACTATTGAAGGTGGACTAATCGTGCATAATTGCGCCGACGAATGGAGGTATGCCTGTATGTCGAGGCCATACCACAAGGTTAAGACCCTAGTCGGACGCAAAAAATTACCTAAAGATTATGTGTCCAGGCACTCTTACGAGAAGCCCGCTGATTGGATTGCATCTTAGACGTTAGGAGACTTGATAATGTCTTTATTTTCGGTTAGTCTAAACCCGGTCAACAACGAGGCGTCACAATATGTGACCGTTGCTGCCTCGCAGACTACGGCCAATATAGGCTTGAAATCGACGGGCTCGCCGGGAGATTATTTGGAATCTCTCATAGTCATTCCCGCCTCAAGTGTGGCCGGAGCTGTGACCCTATTGGATGGAACCACCGCCATCTTGAGCATTCCGGTCAATGCCGGCGGTGCTGGAGTACCACCCCCCTATACCGTCAAAATCGGTGCCAGGGCACAAGCCAGGTGGGTTATCACCACCGGAGCGGCTGTTTCCGTCATGGCTGTGGGATCGTTCAAGTAAGTGCTACGCGAGATAGTCATAGACGGCACACGCATTGCCGACGATACCGATTGCTATGTGATAGCGGAAATCGGGCATAACCATCAGGGTAGCATTGATCTCTGTAAAGCTATGTTCAAATCGGCCAAGGATGCCGGGGCTAACGCCGTAAAACTCCAAAAGCGGGATAATAAGACTCTCTACTCCAAGGAGATGTATAACAGACCGTATAACAGCGAGAACGCCTTTGGCCCCACCTATGGAACCCATAGGGAAGCCCTAGAGTTCAATTTTGACCAATACATGCAGCTCAAGGGGTATGCGGGTCAGTTAGGGATCAGCTTTTTTGCCACGGCTTTCGATATTCCGAGCGCGCAACTGTTAAGATTAGTCGGTATGCCGGCCATCAAGATAGCTTCTGGAGACTTGACCAATTTAGAATTACTGCACCATGTCGGAAGGTTCGGCGTTCCCATCATCCTCTCGACCGGGGGAGGGAATTACGATCAGGTCGAACAGGCTTGGAATGCTCTAGGGACCGATGATTTTGCATTGTTACAATGTACCAGCGGGTATCCGGCTAGGTATGATGAATTGAATCTAAGAGTGATTGAAACCT